GCTTATCGGGCAATACTTGAGCAGACTCCTTAGGAGATAAACAAGTTGCGAAGATGTTCATGATAAAAGTTTGCTAATGCTGATAGCAAGAAGGAATGATAACATTATAACCACATCCCAAGACTTTGTGCGGACAAAGTAAGAGATTGAAATAAAGTCGGCAATGAAGTTAATGATAACTCCTGCTAACACATTCACATGGAGAATAATAAAGTAGGCAACAATGACTCCAATGCTGCCCATGATTCTGAGCGGAATATCAACCGAAACTTGAGTCGGGTTCCAACGCGATGTAATAAGTGAGTTCATGATTCTTACTTTCAAAGCGGGAGAGTAGTTTTTTAGATACAACAACTTCATAAGTTCCAGGGAGAATCTTGATGTTCTCTACTTTGAAGTTAAAGCAGAACTCAGAGTCAGTTTCACCAACAATCTCTTCATGAGTGTTAGAGGTATCATTCTTCTTGTCGTGAACAACAAGTTTGACAACTCCAGCTTCACCAATAACAGACAGGTCAGGAACCTGATAGATTGCTGCTGCTTTCATCAAAGTGCCAAGAACCTGAGTATCAAGTTCAAAGCATACATCCTCAGAAGGAAGAGTGATGGATTTCTCAGGTGGGCTGACAATCACATTGGGATCAGCAAAGAAGAAACGATTACGCTTCTTGCCTTCACGAATCAAGAGATATTCGTTGTTGCTGAAGTCTAGTTCTGGGTTAACATGCAGAGAAGAGACAGCATTCAAAAACTGATTCAGATCATAAATGCCAAAGTCCTTAGGGAACTCTTCAGGAACTTTTGCCTCTGCAAGAATATTCTTCATCACAGAGATAGTGCGAATACAATCACCCTCTTTGATCAAGATAGACTGATTGATAGATGAAAAGTTCTTGAGCAGGTTAATAGTTTTATCAGATAGTTTCATAATCACTGGTTGTAGGTTTCACGTTGAGCGTTCTTGTCGTTGAAATGCATCAGAAGAACAGCATAGTGCAGAATCTTCATAATGTCACGACGTGCAGTGCCCTTCTTATCATATCGGGATGCATACTTGAGGATATTACTGCGGCAGAAGGATTCACCATCACCACAAGCTTCAATCAAATCAAGTGTTTGGACAGCATCATCACCAGCAGAATAATGCTGATTGTATGTTGCAGAAATATAGTCAGTCAGTTCTTTGATAATCCGTTCTTCACTATACTTAAAGCGATTGGGATTCTTGCTAGTAGTCATGTCAAGGTCAAAAGAAATAGTATCAGTCCCAAAAATAATTTGGTCTTCACCAACACCAAAGCAATTAATAGGAGTTGGTTGTGCTGCTCCGAAGGAGATAGTATCTGTTCCTTCTCCTCCACAGATCATCGTGTCACCCAGGTTGATTATGTCTTGAGCAGCAGGGAAAGGATTGCCCGTGATACTAATACCGTCATCAACCCAGAAGTCTTGATTAGTCATGTTCAAATCATCAAATAAAAAGGACCAAGAGTTTGTTGTTATTATATCAGAGAATCTCTGATTGGTCAATGGGAGAAAATTCTTTCATTGCATCTTCGTCAAGTGTGGGAAGATTAAAGTCTGCATCAACTTTATCATACAGTTCCAGGAATGCCTGCTTGGTTTCATCATCGAAACGATTTACGCAAACCTGAATAGCCTTTGCCTTATCGCCAAAGATGTTGAATGCTTTAGCGATATGAACAAGTCTACGAGTGGAGATAACCTCATCAATACCACCATCATAGAAGGTCTTGCGGATGATATCTGCCCAGTCTGCCAAACGCTTGCAGAAGTCAGTGTCGTCACAGAGACTAGAGAGAATCTTCTCTTCTGTCTTGGCAGTCGGATACTCCTGCTCAAAGGTCACAGGGAAGCGCTCAAGGAAGGCTTCGTTGAGCACATTAGTTCCAATGAATCGTCCATCGTCCGAACCTTTACCTTTGGTGTTTGCGGTTGCGAATACTTGGAAACCTTCTGCGGGTGTAATGAATTTGCCAATCTTCTTGAGGAAAACTCCTTTTCCTTCGAGAATAGATTGAAGACAGAGAATTTTGTTGCTTGCGAGGTCGATTTCGTCAAGGAGCAGCACAGCACCCCGTTGCAGGGCTTCAATGACTGGACCATTGTGCCAGACGGTTTCACCATTAATAAGACGGAAACCACCAATAAGATCATCTTCATCAGTTTCGATAGTGATGTTTACACGGATGAGTTCTCGGCCGAGTTGGGCACATGCTTGCTCAACAGAGAACGTTTTACCGTTTCCAGAAAGACCAGTGATGAACGTTGGATAGAATACACGGGACTTAATAATTTTTTTAATATCACTGAAATTGCCAAACTGGATGAATGAATCATCTTTCTGAGGGATAAGGTTTTGTTCAACAGCAGGAATTGCTGCAGGTGCATTATAAGTTACTTCAAGTTCTTCCACAGTATCCTGTGTTACTTCCAGGTTCCATTTACCGCGACCAACTTTATAGTCAGTCAATTTGTTAGTGACAGTCTGATAGTTGGAATCATTCATAGCACACCAGGCACGAATGTCAGCAGCAGTCACAGACTCTCCATACACTGCTTGGAGAGAAGTGCGGATGTAGTCGGCGGACAGAGGCATTTGTCTTTTTTTGAACTGAAGTTATTATAGGGCAGAGTGGGGCAGAGTCAGGGGCAGAGTGGTCAGTTTCCAGATCGTCCGTACTTATATCGCATGGCTTGAAGTAGATATGCCTGAGAAAGGGACTTGGGCCCGTTCTCAAGAATATCAATCACCTTGGGGTCTTTTTCTGATTCTTTTGCAATTTCTTTCCAGTTTTCTTTATAAGTCATGCAATCAACTCCACAAACTCCCCAAGAACTTTCTTATTTAGTTTTTTGGTCTTAAGAGACTTCATAAAAGCACTCTTGATTTGAGTTTTAGTTGCATCTTCCTTAACCTCAAATTCAGTTTCATTAGAAAGAGAAACAGAAGAAAGACCAAAATACTTAGAAAAACCACGAACAGTTACAGACACTGCTCTTTCCTTTTTCCATTCTTTCTGAAGGTCATTAAGTTCAGAATAAGGAACACTACGACGCATCCAAGCATTTGCATCGCGGCTCTCAAGAATGCGAATACCAATCACATTAATATCAGGGAAACGGTCACAAAGGTTTTCAACCATCATACCGTTGAATTCATACCACTCACAAGGAATCTTGTATGTCTTACCAATCTTACGGTCACGAAGATAACAAAGATCATTGAGACGAATTTTGCCCATAATTTCACAATCCCGACGCTCAACCAACTTGTGACGGGCAAGGTGATTTGCCTCACCATCAGTCAAGATTACACAGTTGACCTTCTCAAGATTGTTCTTCTTTTTGAAGTCAGGAATAATTTTATGAAGTGCAATAATAGATTCATTCAAAGGGGTGCCAGAGAACCCCAAACGAGGAGGTGTCAAAAAATTGCCAGAATAAGAATAATGACAAGCAGAGTAAGAAATCCTCCAAATGTTCTTCATCTGATTATCAAGTTCTTTAGTAGAAGTTTCGCTATTAAAGAACTCCATCATAGAGAACCTACTATCAACATATAGGTAACCTTCTTTTGCTTCATAATGAGGGGGATTCTCGCAAATGTATCCTTTGTCATCAAATTTCACATTATATTCTCCAGTAAAAGCAAACACTTTAAAAGGAATAGCAACCTTCTTACAGAACCAAATCAGATTATACAGTTGCTTTAAAGTGTCTTCAATAACATTTACCATAGAACCAGACCAGTCAAGAACAAAAACCAGGCCGTGATTCTTGCCGTCAGGAATCACACTGACTTTTTTGAACAAGTCTTCATTGTATTTGTAAGTATGGAGTTTAGTGCAATCAAGGACTCCAGTCCGAGATACAGTAGAACGATGATAAGCACTAGCAGACTTTCTACACTCGAATTCTTTGACGAGGTAGTTGACTTCTTTCTGTGCGGATTTTTTGAATTTGGCATAAGAGTCATCAGCACTTTGATAAGGCGATTGACTTACTCCATCCAACCCAATACGGTCTTTATGATATAGAGAGAAGAAATCATTGATGTATTCCGAAACCTCCTTATTAGAATTGACGATGGTCTTTAGATTAACATCAGGAATCTCAACATATTCATTAGCCTTAGAGTTACTAGAAATTAGATTCTCAAGATTACTGGAGAGACTGGAGTCAGTCTTGACTTCATCATCTTGTTCCGTCTCATCATCTTCAGTAGGAAATTCCTGAATTGTTTCTGGGGATCCACCACCATTAAACCCACCTTCAGAATCATCCATCTCTGGTTGTTCTGTGCTATCTGATTGACTCTGACTATCTTCTTGACCGCCACCTTGCTCCTGTTGAGGAGTCTCTATATTAGCAATTTTTTCCTGTTCCTTTTGTTGCTTGTGGAGTTGATGCATTGCCCGTGCAGCTTCTTGTGCTTGCAAGAAGGTTTCTGCATTGGCAATCATATCAACAACCACTTGCTCCTCTTCAGTAAAAGAAACAGGGATGAATGAACCAATCTTAAAAAACAGGTTCACACGATCGGCAAGAGACATAGAGTTGACATCTTCGCCATCCAATTCAAAAAAGTCATCTTTATGAAACTGCTGATATCCACGATAGAAAGTCTTGGCAAGTCCCATAAACTTGCGCTTCATCAGTTTCTCAATACGTGCGTCCTCAGTTACATTCACATATTGATGAGGAATATCATCAGCAGGATCTTCGTTAGGAGTAAAGAGCGCATGGCCAACTTCGTGTGCTACCAGCAAGTCATACACATTATTGTCTGCCTTGTCCCAGATAGGCAGAGTCAGAACACGGGAATCCACATTGAAGGAAGCAGTGCGGACTTCCTTGTTCTCAATGATAAGGTCTTCGGTAGCAAGCAGTTTAGCAAGTTGCCCCTTGATCTCTAGATTGATTCCCATTGGAGTTCCTTTCGTATGGAGCCATAATACGACGAAGGGTCGCCCTTTAGACGACCCATGTGACGCTTTTTAAAGTGACGCAGTGCTTCTCGCCTGGCCCTCATTGCTTGTGGTTTAAGTTTTCTCTTCTGTTCCTTTTTGCTGTGATGTTGCCAGTTTGGTTTTTGCATTGAGATACCTGTCTGATGCAGGGTCAGTGATTAACGTCATACCAGACTGCCTGAATTCTTCTCCTATGTCAACTGGACGGCGAATTTGATTTTTCATTTGAGATACTAGAGAAACCTTTGATTTTTTCAAATCTCAAGACGTTATGGAAACTATCTTCAAGACCAGTCTTGTGTGAGATAACAAAAATGTTTGCGTCTTGAATAACGTATCTGATAATTTTGAGAAACTCTTGAGTTCCCAATCCATCTAGAGAACTGTCAAACACTTCATCCATGATAAGAAGATTGGTGTTGACTGAGTTCTTCATTCTAGCAACTTCCCGCCAAGTAAACAAGAGTGCTAGGTCAATTCTCATCTTTTCGCCTTCAGAGAAGGATGAGTATGAGAAGTTATCATGAATTGGGGACTGGACGGTTTCGTTAAATTCCTCATCAAGTGTGAAGTTAATGTAGAAGTCCATCATTTGAAGATAACGATTGACTTGCTGATTTATCAGCGGTAGATACTTCTTAATGATTTTGGATTTGACGCCACCGTCTTTAAGTAAACTATACGAAAAATCGTAATAGTTAATCGTGTCCTTACGTTGAGCGAGTTCGTCGTATGTAGTTTTTAGGTTTTCCTGGAAGGAAGCTAACTTGTCATCTTCAACATTTCTATTTGCAAGTTGGTCGGTAATTCTTTGAATTTCCGATTCCAGATCTCTGATTTGTCGCTGACATCCAGAAATCCGAGCATTGTTTTTAGAAATATCATTATTGAGGTTTGTAATCTCCTTCGATAGGGCAGTGAATTGACGCTCTCGCTCTTCCTCCTTATTAATTGCGTCCTCCAGTTCTTTATAACCAGATTGCAACTCTTTTGCTTTATTTTGAGCGTCGGTAATTCTATTTATTCTGAAGGTCTCCTCAATGTCCTGATTACAGGTAGGACAAACCGTATTCTCTGTAAAAAATTTATGTTCCTTAGTAATTGTTGATACTTTGTTAGAAATCTTACCCTTAAGATTACCAAGTTTACGTAACTTTTCAGTAGCTCCTGTCAAAACTTCAAGACGCTGTTCTACTGATTGCACCTCCCAGTTGATGCCTTCATTGGCATTTATCAGGCCATTCTCTTCATTCAGCAGTCCTTGAATTTTATTTTCTTTCTCTTTAATATTCTCTTTACCACGATTTTCAAGTTCTTCAATAAACTCTTTTTGCATCTGAACTTTATCATTCAGAGTTTCTTTTTTTAGTTCTAAAACCTTCAGATCTTCTTTCAAGGTGCGAATCTTTTCTTTGATTACAATTCCCATTGAAGAAAAGATTTTGATATCCAAAAGATCTTCAATCACATCTCTGCGATTCTGTGCAGAGAGTTGCATGAAAGGAACAAAGGTGCTACTACCTAGAATCACAATTTGAGTGAATGACTTATAGTTCATCTTGAGAACATTTTTCTCAAGCCATTTTTGTTGGTCTAATGCTGCTGCATCCTGGTCCAAAGGTTTATCGTTGCGATAAATTTCAAATAGATTTGGTTTGATTCCTCTGACTACTTTCCATTGAATATTATTAACCGAAAACTCAACCTCAACACGACAGTCCTTCTCATTCACAGAGTTGGGTAACTGTGGTTTATTAATCTTACGGAATGGTTTTCCATATAGCGAGAATGTAAGTGCATCAAGAACCGTGCTCTTACCAGCTCCATTGGAGCCAATAATCAAAGTCGTTGAAGCATCCTCAAAGTCAATTTCTGTATATTGATTTCCAGTGGATAGAAAATTCTTCCATTTAATTTTATGAAACGTAATCATTCTGAGGTAGGGGGAATCACAATATCGTTAGGGGTGATGATCGTATATTTGTATCCATGTATTTCGCAGGTTTTGATCATCAGTTCATCATCTATTTCAAGAATATGCATTTCGGAAGAACCTTCTTCCTCCAACATCATAGCATATCTTGTGGCATCATCTTCATCTTCAAAGATATAAAGCACATCTTCTTCATACTCATTTTTTACTGAATATGCTCCATCAGTTTCCCTTCCATAAATTGTAAGTATATACATCAGACCATCTCACATGCCTCTTTATAAATCTCACCCATCATCCTAGTGATTTCAGATTTGTCAAGATTAATTTCAGATTCTTGAATATACCTATTTAAGATTGAAAGAGTGTCTTCACCTTCAATCTCTTCACAGTCTGATTCTTGAAACCATCCACCAAAATCATAGTTTTCAATAACCTTAAGATCTGCAACTCCAATATCATAAAGTTTATCTAAAAACTTTTCAAACTTTTTGGTATCGGACTTCTTGCGAACAACAACTTTCACAATCTTATTTTCATAAGGACGTGCATCAAATGTTTGATGATTATCATCCTCATAGTAAATATTATGAAAAATTTGGAAAGGGTTATCTATCGAAACATGTTCAAGAGTTTCTGTATCAAAGATGGTGAATCCTCTCCGATCACCAACATCTGTCCAGTAGATTTCGTATGGGTTTCCCAAGTAATATATCCGTCCATTATCCGATCTAGTGTGGTAGTGACCGCTGAAGACCTTTTTGAACTTTGAATATAGCTCGCCATCATGACCATGCTCCATGACGATTTGTTTATTAACTCTAAATCCTTGGAGCTCAAGGTGCCCCATCGCGCAGTCGCAAGTTGTCTTTTCAATAAGTTGATAAGTTTCTTTCTCATTTTCTTGATTAATCCATGGTATGAATAATGTATTTAAACCGCCAATGACCACTTCAGTTGGTTTTGAATACACTGTAACATTATCATACTCACGAAGCAACAAGTCTGCAGCATTTACCTCATTAGTATTCTTATAATATGCAGTATGATTTCCAATGATAGTATGGATACGGACACCCATTTCTTTTAGACGATCATAATAATGATCTTTTGCCCAAGCCAATGCAGAGAAATCGATCCCCTTGCGACTATCAAAGGTATCACCCATATCAATGACTGTGGTAATACCTTCTGCCTCTAGGGAAGGAAAGAATACTTCTTCGTAGAATTTGAGGAAGTAATCGTGAAATAGTTTGGAGTTTTTACGGGCACCGAAGTGTTGATCCGTAATGATAGCAACTTTCATCCGTACCGCAGTTTACTATGGACAGCATCTTTGATGCTATTATAGTCCGAATAGTTGTTGCCGTCAATGGTATTATTATCGTCAAACACCTGGTCAAAGCCAGTCTTTTCAAGAATTTTGTTTTTAATCTCTAGTTGCTTCTTCTCTTTCTGAATTCGACGTAGAAAGGCATAGTGGATAATTTGCGTGAAATAAGCAAATGGATTCTGAGACTTTTCTGGGTCAAAGTTATGAATATATTGTACGCAGTTTTCAATACCATCACAGATCATATCATCCTTGAACATATAGTTCACGAAGTTAGGTTTGAATGATAAGTGGGTAGCAATCTTAAGAAAACATTCTCCAAGATAATTGGTAATCTGTGGTTTACCTTCCCAACGCTTTGCTCTTTCTGATTTATCTTGTTCTGTTAGGTCTTTTCCAAAAGTCTCTAAGTAAGATCTTTCCACTCTAGATCTATAATTAATAAGTGCTTCTAAAAGTTCTTTATTATTGACATAGTGTTCTGACCTTTTTCTTTTGGCCATAGGTGCTTTAATCATAAGTTTATATGTTCTACTATGTAGACATTATATCACTTTTTAATATACTTGACAAGTTCTCTATATCTGTGTAGACTGGGCTTGTCCCGGTTAGAAGGGAAGCTTAGCTACTATTGAGTATCTTTAACTTCTTT